TACTTCGACAGTAGCTAATACACCTTCTACTAATATGTTACCTCCAGGATTAGTTCCTTCAGTTAATCTAACAGCTTTAGGAGAAAATAATTGTGTTTCAATTAATACTTGTCTCATTATTTTTTCTTTTTATCCAAATCACCGTATCCACTCGACTTATATTTACCTTTAGGTGCTATTGTTAATTTTTCAGTTTTAAATCCTACTCCTTTAGTTCCAAACATAGCATTTTTAGCATAATAGTTTATGTCTTTAACCATATTTTTAAGTACAATTTGTTTTAATTCGTCTACTGTTTTAGTTTTGTTTTTAGGATCTTTCATTTCAGCATAATAGCCATTTAATAAAGATGTACCATAAACATTATCAATATTTTTCTTATCTTCAGTATTATATTGATCATCTAAATCTTTTTTAACTTGTTTAGATGGTTTTGCAAACTCATCATAGTCACCATATAGTTTTCTATTTGGAACACCAATAACTTCTGATAAATTTTCTTCTTTAGTCTTATATGAATCTACATAAGCACTACCTTTTGCTAATAATTCTCTACCATCTTCAGTTTCACCTGTAATATGTTGAACATTTTTAACTTTATTAATAGTTTTAATAGTTACTACTTCATCATTTATTTTAGCTTTACTACCTACTTTAATTTCAGAACCATCTGCTAATGTAACAATAGGACTATCACCTTCATTTATATTTTCTCTAAATATTTCTAACCATGATGGAGATGGTTTATGACTAATCACACCACCAATACCTTCACTTAAGATACTTTTTGATTTAAGTACTTTAATTGTTGTATTATAATCAGAATATTGATTAATATATTCAGGGAATAAAGTTTTTGCTTGTTTTAAGAAATGATCTTTATTTCCTTTTCCTTCTTTAATAAGAATGTATTGTTCTTGTAATGTTTTCATTTATAATGAGTTATTAATTGTAAAATAATACTGCTCCTGAAGATAAAGAAGCGCTAGTTACATAAATAGGAACAGTGAATCCCGCAGGTACAACCCAAGGAGTTGTTAATGGAGATCCTTCAAAATCTTTTATACCGGTAAATGTAGCTGATCCTGATACTACTGTGAAACCAGCGTATGAACCAGTGATTGATGTTGTAGTTACTATTCCGGTTGTGTTAACAGGTATATTTGCCATATTAGTCTTTAAATAAGTTTATTAAATCGTTTAAATAATCGTTTGCTAAATCAGTACCATATAACACATTAAAACTAGGATTATTTTTATAATAATCTAATGTTCTTTGTTTTGCGTTTTGTAATAATGGTAATAATTCGTTTAATTTTTGTTCTAATGTATCAAATCCGTCTAATCTAGATTTGATAAATGTTTTTAATTCTGGTTTATCTATGTTTAAAGAATCAATATAAGCGTCGACATCTAATTGTGCTTCGTTTACATTCTCTTTCCACATTTGTTTAACTTCGATTCCCTTTGCCTGTTGATTCAGTTTTTTTTGATTAACAGGTTTGTAACCTAGTTTATAGTAATAAATATTTTTTGTACCTTTAGAATTAGTATTTTTTTTATAAGCAGCATCTGTTCCTGCTTTTGTTGCTGTTTGTGGTCCTTCACCTGGACTAAAGGCACCAGCTGATGCTCCACCTCCTGTACCTGACTCTTCACGCATCACTTGTTTAATGATACTTCTTAACTTATCCATTTACCTTATGTAATTCTTCTAGTAATTCATAGTAATGAAGTAAATTAGTCATATCATCATTACTAATTTTATCATTTTTATCTAATGTAACTAAAATATTAGACACCTCATTAATTTTAATTTGAGTTGTCTTATCTTTAACTTTTTTATTTAATTTAGTTAAATTAGATTTAATTTCTGTTACTTTAGTATTGTAAAAATCTTTTAATTTTGATGGATTATCAACACTGTTAATAAATTCTTTTAATACTGATTTTTGTCCTTCATTTAAATTAGCATACTTAGAATTAAATTTTTCTAATAACGCTCTATAAGTTAACATACGAATATCTTTATCGTATGACTTAAATTCTTCCATTAATGTATCTTTAGCTTCTGTAGTAACAGGTGCTGAAGTTAAATGTTCTAATAGAATTAATTTATTTGAGATTACTTGGTTAGGTTCTGGTTGGTTAACACCATCATACATTTCTAATAATGTATAGAACGCAGCTTGCGTTTTGTAGTTAGGGAGTTTAGTTTTAAAAAATTCGTCAACATCATAATTTGCTTTAATTTCTTTAATTAAATTATATTTTTGACGACGTAATGCTGATTTGTTTAAATATTTAGCACTTTCTAATAAAGTACTAACAATAATATCTGCTTTACCTTCGCTTAATCTAATGTTGTTTAACAACGTTTCGTATAATTTATACTCTTTTCCTAACTCTGTTTTAACAAAATGTTTTTTTAGAATAGTAGCTGCTTTTGAGTCCACGCCTGACAATGTATCAGACGTAATTTGTCTAACTAAAAGTTCAAATAAAATGCCAGTATTCTTGTATTTTGAATGTTTAACAATCATTCCTAAAGTGTTTTATTATAAATATATAAGGATTATTATTCTCTAATTTGGGATTCATCTAATAGCGATTCTCCTGGTTTTTCTTGACTAACACATAATTTTTTGTCAACTTGTTCAAACAAACGCTTATTTCTTGCAAACGCTGACTTAGCGTTTTCTAAAGCAAATGGTTTAGTTGTTGATTTACCATATCCTGATTGGTCATCAGATTTCATATCTTTAACACCTAATCTATCGCGACCTAACGCGTTATCCTGTGTATTAATAGTAGATACTTTTTCTTTTGGACGACCTAATTGTGTATCATTATCATATCCTGGTGGCAATTCGCCTTCTGGTCCACCATTTTTACTATATAAACTAGCTAAATCATGTGGTGTACCATAAGATTTACCTGTTTCTACTGGATCATTACCTTCTTCTTTAATTTGTGCTATTCTAAATTCACGTTTAGCATCCTCAATCATCATATCTCTATATTCATCATACTTGTCTTCAGAAAATCTGAATACATTATCATAAACCCAATCAGTAGGCATTAATTTAGTTTCAATGATATTTTTAGCTAAATCAACTTTTTCCTTCATTAACATAATACGTTCTTGATCGTATATAATAGACGGTGTAGTTAATGATAACTCAAAGTTAGTTAATTCATCGTTAGTATAACCTTGAACATATAAATGTACTAATGCAATTTTATATAGTTCAGATAATGTAATACGTTGAATACGATCAATTGTACGAGCGAAACGAATGTCTTCTGCGGCTAATGTTGCTTTACCTTGTAAATCTTTATCATAACCTAAAAATGCTTTAGGTACCTTTAACGCGGCGAATAATTTATCTCTTAAATACGCAACATCTTGAATACCATCATAATCTAAACCTTTAGTATTTTCAATACGTGTTGCTTGGTCATTACCTCTTACTGGAATGTAAAAATCTTCTAGTAAGTTTTGCATGTTATATTTTACATTATATTCACCTGTCTTTTGATCCATTAATGGAGTACGTTTCATTGAACTAATAGTTTTTTGCATAAATGCTTCAACTTCATTAGGCGGGATAGAACCAACATTAATAAAGAAAGTACGTTTTTCTGGTGAACGAACTACACGATGGATTAACATTGCATCTTCCATTAACGCGTATTGTTTATATAAACGACGAGCTGGTTCTAGATAAGATCTACCATATGGTAAATAGTTAACGTCTGTAATTAATCTAAAGTGAGCTACCTCATAATTTTCAAAGAAAATACCTGGCTCATTTTGACGACCTAAATTAGATGTGTTGTAATAACCATCACCTGATAAAAATCCTTCAGGTTTAAATTGGAAACGAACTGAAGCTGGTTTCTCTTTGTCATAATTTTCTTGTCTTTCAATGTGATATGCTGTGTATGGAATAACATTATATACACCAAATTTTTCAGCGATTTCTAATCTTAAGAAAAAATCACCATATTTACACATTTGACGAATCCAAGACCATAAATTAAATTCAA